GATTGAAAACACTCATGGCAGAAAATGAGTAATCCGACTAAACCATACGACTATCACACTAGATAAAATGACACTGTAGGACTATCACGTCATAGGTAAAAAAGACTGGATTTCTATGGCGACCCCCACCCCCCGCTTTTAGGATTAGGGTACTTGTCCGACACACACACACAGTGATCTCCACATTCATAGACTTAGTTTCATACCCCCCCCTATTATATTTCAAAATGCAAGCATATTTAGCGCAAAATATATTTTTTTTCAGGAAAAAGGGTAGGAATCCTAGACGGGTCAATATTTTTTTCAAAAATTTATTGCTTTTTCTGTGAAGGGTAGGTATTTTGTTATAATCTAGCCAGAGGTATCTACCTAATAAATAGTAGGTACCTACTAATTCCACTAAGTAATGGTTACTAAGTAATTTATTTTAGTTATATGGTATATACACTATTAGGTATATATAACATCTGGTTACCATATGGTGAATTTTCTGAATAATAAAGCCCTGAATATGATAAAGAGCTTGCCTGTTGATGAACAGCGTGAGTATGTCGAGTTATTTCGTGACCTTGAACGTGCCGAAAGGTCTGAGAAGTGTCATGACGGGTTTATGCCGTTTGTAAAAGAGATGTGGGCTGCCTTTATTGAAGGTAAACACCACTCCATCATGGCTGAAGCGTTTGAACGGGTTGCACAAGGCAAGCTGAAGCGGTTGATTATCAATATGCCGCCACGACATACCAAGTCGGAGTTTGCTTCCTACCTGTTACCTGCATGGTTTTTGGGTCAATATCCAGAAAAGAAGATCATTCAGACTGCACATACCGCAGAACTGGCGGTGGGATTCGGCAGAAAGGTGCGTAATCTGGTCAACAGTACCGATTTTAAGAGTATTTTCCCCGATGTCAGTCTGCAAGCGGATAGCAAGGCGGCTGGTCGTTGGAATACCAACAAGGGTGGCGAGTATTTTGCTATCGGTGTTGGCGGTGCGGTAACGGGTAAAGGTGCCGATCTATTGGTGATCGATGACCCGCATTCGGAACAGGAAGGTGTCAGTGCGGATATCAACATATTCAATCGCACTTACGAATGGTACACCTCTGGTCCAAGACAGCGTCTACAACCGAAGGGTTCCATCGTTGTCGTGATGACACGCTGGCATAATCGTGACCTGACCGGTCAATTGGTTGATTCCAGCATCAAACGTGGTGGCACAGAGAAGTGGGAAGTGATTGAATTACCTGCAATTATGCCGTCAGGTAATCCGTTATGGGCTGAATTTTGGGATATAGATGAATTAAATGCACTCAGGTCGGAACTACCGAGCAGTAAATGGATGGCTCAGTACCAACAGGACCCGACTTCGGAAGAAGGTGCATTGGTCAAACGCGAATGGTGGAAAGAATGGGAAGGTCTTAATCCTCCCGATTGTGATTTCATTATTCAATCATGGGATACGGCATTCCTGAAAACACAGCGAGCCGACTACTCCGCCTGTACCACATGGGGAGTATTCTATCGTGAGAACGATGAAGGCAAGCTTGCACCGAATTTAATTTTACTGGATGCCTACAAGGAACGCTTGGAGTTTCCAGAGTTGAAAAAGAAGGCAATGGATAAATATCAGATGTATAAACCGGATGCATTCATTGTCGAAGCGAAAGCGGCTGGTACCCCCCTTATCTTTGAATTAAGGCAAATGGGGATACCCGTGCAGGAATACACACCGAGTCGCGGCAATGATAAGATTTCAAGGGTGAATGCGGTTTCCGATTTATTTGCATCAGGCGTGGTATGGCACCCCTCAACACGATGGGCGGAAGAAGTCATAGAAGAATTTGCAGGATTCCCCAACATGGAACATGACGATTTAGTTGATAGCACAACGCAAGCTCTGTTAAGATTCAGGCAAGGCGGGTTCGTTCCACTGCATTCCGATGAAGAGGATGAACCTTTGGAGCATAATAGAATCGCAAATTATTATTGATGAAAATATTTTCAACTTCTTTTTTTTTAGATGGCGATGAATACGAAGGTCCGAATATCCATGCGGATACATGGATGAATGCCAGAGAGTTGGCTAAATCTCACGGATTGATTTTACAAGTCGAGTTAACCAAAGAATTTGAACAGGAACTACAGGAAATCATGGATGATCTTTTTATCCACAAAACTGACAACAGGGTATTGCATTAGGAGAATTATGTGAAGAAATCATGGCTATAGAAAGACGACCTGCTACCCCGATAGAAGGTACCATTGAACAGGAGCCTGAAGAGGAACTCTCGATTGCCATTGAGAACCCTGAGTCGGTGGCGATAGAGACTGAGGATGGCGGTGTCATTATTGATTTTGACCCGAATGCAGGACAATCCGAAGAATCTGAATTTGATTCCAATCTGGTCAATTTTATCGATGAGCAGGAATTGGATACATTGGGCATGGATTTGATTGAATCGTATGCGGGCGACAAGGAATCCCGTACTGATTGGGAAGAGACTTACACCAAAGGACTGGATCAGCTCGGATTGAAGTTTGAAGATCGTACCACCCCGTGGGCTGGAGCCTGTGGCGTGTTTCACCCGATGATGAGTGAAGCGGTCATCCGTTTTCAATCTCAGGCAATTTCGGAAATGTTTCCAGCACAAGGTCCTGTCAGGACAAAAATAGTCGGCAAGGTCACTGAAGATAAGACAAAACAGGCACAGCGTGTCCAAGATTATCTCAACTTCCTGCTGACCCACGAGATGACGGAATACCGAACCGAAACGGAAAAGATGTTATTTTCCCTTCCGTTGGCGGGTTCCGCGTTCCGTAAAGTATATTACGATCCTAATTTGGATAGACCCTGCTCGATTTTTGTACCGGCAGAAGATGTTATCGTGAATTACGGAGCAAGTGATCTGGAAACCTGTGAACGTGCCACGCACATAATGAAGAAATCTTCCAATGATGTACGCAAGATGCAGGTAAGCGGCTTCTACAGGGATGTCGAATTACCGGATGCATCACCAAATTCAAGCGATATCGCCAAAAAATATGACGAGATGACGGGCGATGTCGATACTTACAACCTTGATAATCGCCATGTATTACTGGAAATGCAGGTAAATCTGGATTTACAGGGATTTGAAGATACCGATGAATCAGGGAATGCAACGGGAATAGCGGTACCTTATGTGGTAACGATGGACTATCCAAGCGGGATTGTCCTGAGTATCCGCAGGAATTGGTATGAGGATGACCCGAAAAAATTAAGGCGTATGCATTTTGTGCATTACCAGTATTTACCGGGAATCGGTTTTTACGGCTTTGGATTGATCCACATGATAGGCGGATTAGCCAAATCAGCCACCAGCCTATTAAGGCAGTTAGTGGATGCAGGTACGTTATCCAATTTACCGGGCGGCTTGAAAGCCAGAGGATTACGCATTAAGGGCGATGATACCCCGATCATGCCGGGCGAGTTCAGGGATGTCGATATTCCCGGTGGCGCGATTCGGGATAATATTACCTTCCTGCCTTACAAGGAACCATCGGCAACGCTATACCAGCTATTGCAGAATATTGTTGAGGAAGGAAGAAGGTTTGCCAGTATCTCCGATATGAAGATATCGGACATGAATAATCAGGCTCCTGTCGGCACAACGCTGGCATTGATGGAAAGAAACATGAAAGTGATGAGTGCGGTACAAGCACGGCTTCATGCTTCCATGCGCAAGGAATTTGATATATTGGTCAATATCGTTACCGATTTTACCGATCCCGCTTACCCCTACGAGATGGATGAAGAAGAATTTATCAAGGCGGAGGATTTTGATGAAAGGGTGGATGTCTTGCCCGTATCCGATCCGAATGCTGCAACAATGGCACAACGCATCATGCAGTATCAAGCCGCCATGCAATTGGCGACCACCGCACCGCAGATGTATAACCTGCCTGAATTGCATCGGCAGATGCTGGAAGTATTGGGAATCAGAAACGTGGAAGATATCGTTCCGACTGAGGATGACATTAAACCAGTCGATCCCGTCACGGCAGTACAGAATTTAATCAACGGCAATCCCGTTAAGGCATTTATCGAGCAGGATCACGAAGCACATATAATGACAGTGGCATCAGCTCAAGAAAATCCTGAAATCATGCAACTGGTTGAAAAGGCACCGAATGCAGCAGCAATACAAGCGGCAGCATCAGCCTATGTGAATGAGCACCTGACCATGAAGTTCAGGAAACAGGTTGAGCAGGAAATGGGTATTGAGTTACCGCCAGAAGGCGAGCCTATCCCTGCCGATGTTGAGAAACGGATTTCCGAGTTGGTTGCCGAAGCAGCGAAGCGGGTCACCATGACATCGCAAGCGCAAGCGGAACAACAACGTATACAAGAACAAATGAAAGACCCATTGATACAGGCGAAGGAAAGGGAACTCGGTATCAAGGAAGCGGAAGTGCAACGCAAATTACAGGAAGGTCAAGCCAAAATATTGCTGGATGCGGCTAAAGCCAGTGGTAATAAAGAGCTTGAAGAAAAACGAATTAAGTCACAAGAAGAAATAGCAGGATTAAAAGTAGGACAGCAAATTGCAAGCGATCTGCTATCAAACGAACAAGAAGATAAAAAAGCAGAGCGCGAAGAATATATGAAGGGTCTTGACATTGGTATCGATATAGCCAAAGATATCAATAAGAATGACAAATGATATCACACAGCTATCACTCTCTTCTTTTTTAAAGAAACGTCTAAGGGAGCTGATGAATCAACACGCTGATCACATGGCAACGGGTGCCTGTAAGGATTTTAGCGATTATCAAAAGATGGCTGGTGTTATTGAAGGATTGGCACTCGCGGAAAGAGAAATGCTGGACTGGAGTGAAAAGCATATTAAATAACAGGAACTCGACTCCTAAAGTCGTGCAACACTATGAATAAAAGCACAGCAAAAAAAATATCTCCCGAAAAACCACCCATAGATTTAGATGGCAAAAGCCAAATGCCTGATCCGAAAGGATGGAAGATATTGGTAGTCATGCCACAGTCTAAGGAAAAAACGGAAGGCGGTATTATAAAAGCCGAGGAAACAAGACAGATAGAAGAAACCGCGAATATTTGCGGATTTGTTTTAAAACTCGGACCTGATTGCTATAAGGATGCCAAGAGATTTCCGAGTGGAGCTTGGTGTAAAAAAGGCGATTGGGTATTATTTCGTGCTTATTCTGGCACTCGCATAAAGATGTACGGACAAGAGTTTCGCTTAATCAACGATGACACTGTGGAAGCAGTTGTCGAAAACCCGACAGGAGTGGTGAGAGCATGAGCGAAGCAACAGAAAAAGCAACTGAAGAAGAAAAATTTTTCGGGGTAAAGACTGATATTACTTCAGTAGTACCCGATGATCTTAAAGTTGAGATTGTGGATGATACTCCCGAAGAAGATCGCAGACCAAAGAAACAGGAAACAGCCAGTGACGATGTTGATGATGATACGCTAGATAAGGAGATATCCGAATATAGCAAACGTGCCGGTGATCGTATCAATAAGATCAAATACGAGTACCATGAAGAACGCAGGGCTAAAGAAGCGGCAAATAGGGAAAGCCAAGAGGCTGTCAATAATTTAAAAACAGTCATGCAGGAAAATCAACGCTTGCAGGAAATGGTCAATCAAGGCGGTGATGCCTTGAATAAGCAAGCCATGAATAATGCTCAGTGGGCAAAGCACAATGCACAGGCTCAATTCAAGAAAGCTTATGATGAAGGCGATGCAGATGAAATGGCAAAAGCGCAGGAATTACTTTCCAGAGCGACCTATGCCGAACAAAATGCACCTGCTTACGCTCAATCGATACAGAATCAGGTAGCAAAGAATGCACCTCAACAGCCGGTTCAACCTAAACTTGACCCTGAGATGCAAGAGTGGTCAGGTAAAAACCCGTGGTTCATGGGTACTGATCCAGCGCATAGGGAGATGACATCCTATGCCATGTATCTGGATCAGAGTTTAAAGGCGAAAGGCGTTGATCCTGCTACTCAGTCAAAGGAATATTACAGTGAAATTGATACAGCAATGAAAGGTCAATTTCCTGAATTTTTTGGTGTGCAATCTTCCAATGAAACAGAAATTGTTCAAGAAGAAGCACCTAAACGACAACCGGCAAATGTTGTCGCACCCGCTCAGAGGAATAGCGGTAAAAAACCTCGCTCAATACGTTTGACTCAAAGCCAAGTGAGAATCGCTAAGAAACTTGGAATAACAAATGAGTCATATGCAAATCAACTTTTACGGGAGAGTTAAGCTATGTCAGAAATTAATCAAACAAATAATATTGAAACTTCTGATGTAGAAGAACCTGCAAACCAAGAGCGTACCCCAAGGGGTTCAGAAAGCCGAAAGGTGGAACAAAGAGAGCAAAGTTGGGACAATCCATCGATTTTACCCGATCCAGACCCAATAGATGGTTGGGTTTTTAGATACATAAGGACAAGCCTTTTAGGTGAAGCAGATAATCCTAATGTTTCTCAAAAACTTCGTGAAGGCTGGGTGCCTTGTAAATTAGAAGATCACCCGGAACTTCATATCCATATGATGGATCACAATTCACAATGGGCGGAACAAGGGAATATAGAGATTGGTGGGCAATTGTTATGCAAGATGCCAAAAGAACGAGCGGAAGCTAGAGATGAGCATTTTAGAAAAATGGCTCACACACAAATGGAATCTGTAGACAACGCATATTTTAAAGATCAAGATTCTAGGATGGCGACAAAGCAAGTCTTTGAACGCAAGACTAGGACAACTTTTGGGAGTGATTCTTAGAGTCACTTAATTTAACTTTTATAGGAGACAATCATGGCGGCAAGTGCAACTCCTCATGGAGCTACGCCTGTTGGATCATTAGTGTCTTGTGCATACAATGCCAAAGTTACGCACTATAAAATCAAGAGTGCTTATGGTACTTCCATATTTTATGGTGACTTTGTAAAATGGGCTGATGACAATCCGAATACGACTATAGCTAAAGATACAGGCACAACAGCTTGTACCCCTATAGGTGTATTTCTTGGATGCGCTTACACTGATCCAACGACAAAACAATTTACGCCAAATCAATATTTTCCAGCATCAACTGCTGCGAGTGATATTGTAGCGTATGTTGCTTCTGATCCTTTTGTTATCATGCAAATGCAATGCGATGGTGCAGCAGACCAAGACGATCTTGGTAAAAACTGTGCAGTCGTGCAGACCGCAGGATCAACTTCGATTGGAAGAAGCAAGAACTCGGTTGATATATCTACTGTAGCAACAACCAGTACATTACCTGTTAAGATCATTGACTTTGTTGATGGTCCAGATAGTGCTATCGGGGATGCTTACACGGATGTATTAGTAGTATTCAATTCACAATCCGCTTTCGGAACAGGCGGGCATCAGTTGCTTCAAGCGACTGGTATAGGCTAATAGGAGAATATAGTTATGGCGATTTCAAGAGCGCAAGAGCTACATCAACTCCTACCGGGTCTTAATGCCCTGTTTGGTGAAGAGTATGCTCGTTACGAGAACGAACATCAGGAAATCTATACATCTGAGAACTCCGACAGATCATTCGAGGAAGAACTCAAGTTATCAGGTTTCGGTGCGGCACCAGTTAAAGATGAAGGTTCAGCTATCGCTTATGATACTGCACAAGAATCTTTTGTGGCTCGCTACACTCACGAAACAATTGCAATGGGATATGCGATTACAGAAGAAGCAATGGAAGATAATCTCTATGTTTCACTTTCTGCTCGTTATACCAAAGCACTTGCTCGTGCGATGTCATATACAAAGCAAGTAAAGGCGGTTTTCCCTCTTAACAATGGATTTACCAACAGTTATCAATCAGGCGATGGAGTGAACTTGTTCACAGCATCAAGTGATGGTGTGACTGGCGGTGACGGACATCCATTGGTAAGTGGTGGTAAAAACAGTAATAGACCTGCGACTGCTGCTGACTTGAATGAGACTTCCTTAGAGAATGCTGTCATTCAGATCAGTAAGTGGACTGATGAAAGAGGTCTAAAGATCGCGGCACGACCAAAGAAATTGATCGTTCCCACTGATCTTCAATTTACTGCTACTCGCCTTTTAAAGAGCGATTACAGAGTCGGCACTGCTGATAATGATGTCAATGCTCTCAAGACCAATGGTGTGATACCTGAAGGTTATTCGGTCAATCATTATCTGACCGATACGAATGCCTTCTTTATTGTCACCGATGTTCCTGATGGCATGAAGCAATTTATCAGGACACCCATGTCTACAAACATGGATGGCGACTTTGACACTGGTAATGTCAGATATAAAGCAAGAGAAAGATATTCCTTCGGGGTATCCGATCCGCTAGGTATCTGGGGTTCACCGGGTAGTTCGTAAGCTTAACGGGGGGTAGGAGACTATCCCCCTTTTTTTAATCCTGACCGCTACATATGTAGTGGACAATAGCCTAAACAGGAGAATCATTTATGGCTAATACAACTTTTACAGGCAATGTCAGGGCGATAGGCGGATTTGAACAAATCAGCAAAAACTCTACTACAGGTGCCATCACGACAAATCTGGATATTGATACAAGTGGTAATATTACTACGACAGGTTATTTATCTGCTTATTCACAAATAGAGAGCATTACAAGTGCTACACACAGCGTTGAGTCAACAGACTCAGGTACAGTCTATACGCTGAATAGAGCAGCAGGGATCGTGGTAACACTACCTACTGCCGCAGCAGGTTTAAACTATACCTTTATAGTCGGTACAACCTTCACGGGTGCAGGACAGATCAATACGGATAATACCAGCGATTTATTCTCTGGTTTTGCCACGATATTTGATCCGGCAACTGCAACAGATAATAATACCTTTATTCCTGATGCGAGTGATGACGATACCATTGATTTGGGAACAGCAGCGCAAGGTTGGTTGGTAGGCGGAGTTATTCGTCTGGTGGCTACTACAGCAGCAGTGTGGCATTGTGAAGCATTCCTTCATGGTGACGGCACATTAGCTACTCCATTCGAGTAAGGGGGTAAATAATGGCTGATGCAGTAACTTCACAGACCATCATTGATGGTTCAAGAAACTGCGTTATGAAGTTTACCAACGTCAGCGATGGCAGTGGGGAATCCGCAGTTGTTAAAGTAGATGTTTCTGCTTTATCACCTAACGCAGCAGGAACTTCCTGTTCTGAGGTTAGGGTCATGCGTATTACCCATGCCATTGTTGGGATGTCCGTTCAACTATTATTGGATGCCACGTCAAATGTTTTATTGTGCGATTTGGCTGAAAGCAGTAATGGACATCTTAATTTTGAAGATTTTGGCGGTATACCGAATAATGCGGGTAGCGGTAAGACTGGTGATATTCTATTTACAACATTAGGACATAGTTCTGGAGATACTTATTCCATCGTTATAGAGATGGTTAAGGTTTATTCGGACTAAGGAGTCAAAGCTTATGAGTGAATATATTATAGCTGAGACAGGGGAATTTCCTGCTCAGTATAATGTACTTAAAAAAGGGGATGATGGTATTTTTATTCCCATATTCGGACCTGACCCAGATTTAGACGATGCGAAACGTAAATATAATGAACTGGCTAATGCCGGTAAACGTGCGCGTACTAAATCAGGTCATTTCAAATCGGATGATCCATCAACACCTGATGTTAATGAAGCTTATGTAGGCGGTAAAAAGAAGGCTAAAAAGAAGGCAGCCAAGAAGAAAACCGCCAAGAAAAAGTAATTAGAACGTCAATTAATAATATTCATAATGCCTTGTATATCAAGGTGTTATGTTTATTTATTTCAATTATATAGGTAATAACTATGAAAGGATTTGGTAGGAACACAAGGTTTAAAGAACCTCACGGCTATTCCGGTGGAGGCAAACCTAGAGTTCGTAAAAATAAATATGCGAACAAGGGAGCCACTGAAATAGGAAAAGAAAATAAGGTTGAATCCTATAAGGAATACATCAAGCGTATGTTTGGTGGCGGGGAAACTTAATTATGCCCTTACATAAAGGGCGCTCAAAAAAGGTAATCAGCAAGAATATATCTACTTTGGTTAAAGAAGGTAAACCTAAAAAACAGGCAATAGCTATTGCCATGCAGAAAGCAGGTAAGAGGAAAAAATAAATGGCAACAAGCGGAACAACATCATTTAATCTGGATATAGCTGATATCATGGAAGAAGCCTACGATCTTTGCGGGATGGAGCTTCGTACAGGCTACGATTATCGTGGCGCTAAAAGAGCGTTGAATCTGGTTTTTCTGGAGTGGCAGAACAAAGGATTGAATCTTTGGACAATAGCACAGGCAAGCGCTTCCTTAACGGCTGGCACTAGTAGTTATAGTCTGGAATCATCGGCAATGGATGTGGTAGATGCATTTATAAGGACAGATGCGGGAGATACCGATAAACAGATGGATCAGAGATTAAACAGAATTTCCCGTACCCAATATAATCACCAAGCCACCAAATTAACACGCTCAAAGCCAACGCAATTTTATATCGACAAGAACACGGGAACCAATACTATTGTATTGTGGGCAACACCTGATGACGCAGATACTTATACATTAGTCTATGATTATGTAAAAAGGATAGAGGATGTCGGTACAGTTGCCAGTAATAATGCAGATATACCGGCACGATATTTACCCTGTTTAACTTATGCACTTGCTTATAATGTTGCCTGTAAAAATCCTGAAGCATTACAAAAAATTCCGATGATAAAACTAAGGTATGATGAATTATGGCGTGATGTCAGCGATGCTGACAGGGAAAGGGCATCAGTTCGATTTGTGCCTGATTTATCGTATAACAATTATTAAATGAATTTATGAGTTATGCAATCGGAAAAAAGGCATTAGGTATTTGTGATCGTTGCGGATTCACTTATAAGTTAAATGAATTGTTTTATCAGATTGAGAATAGCATCAGGAACGGGCAAAGAGTCTGTACGGAATGCTTGGATGAAGATCAACCTCAATTAAAATTAGGCGAGCTGAATACGAGCGATGCGCAATCCTTATATAATTCAAGACCGGATTCAGGTGAAGCGGAATCAAGAAGATATTATGCTTTTGATCCCATCGGTGGCGGTGTTACCAAAATGGGTTCCAGAACAATGGGATTAACCATGCATGGTAGAGTGGGTAAATTAACAGTGAGTACAAGCTAATGGCGTGGACATTTACAACATTAAAATCTGCGATACAGGATTATACCAATAATACTGAAACAACTTTTACAAGCTATCTTGATGAATTTATTGTAAATACGGAAGATAGAATATTAAAAATGGTCGAGCTGCCATTTTTCAGGAAAAATGTTACTGGATCATTAACATCCGGTAATCAATATTTAAGTATGCCTGATGATTTTTTGGCTCCCTTTTCGCTTGCCGTTGATAATAGCGGGTATGAATACTTATTATTCAAGGATGTAAATTTTATACGGGAGTCCTATCCGTCAAGCAGTACAACGGGGATTCCTAAATATTATGCCGTATTCGATGTCGATAGTTTCATCGTGGCACCTACACCCAATGCCAATTCTACTGTTGAATTACACTATCAGTATAAACCGACATCAATAACGACATCAGGTGACGGAACCAGTTGGATTGGAACCAATGCTTCCGACTGCCTATTATATGGCAGTTTGGTGGAAGCCTATACATTTATGAAGGGCGAAGCGGATGTCATGCAGAATTATAAGGAAAGATTTGCCCAATCCATTGAGCGACTGAAAGTATTGGGAGAAGGTCGGGAAACTAAAGATAATTATAGGACAGGTACAACTAGAAAAGCAGTTACTTAATGTTAAAAGTACCTATAAAAGAATTAGAAGATAAAAATATTGCTATCGTTGCAATGGGAAGAAGTCAGTTGGACTTTCATTTATCCCGTGTTCATAGTGTCCATTTTGATGAAGTATGGGCTTTAAATGCAATGATTGGCGTTATTCCGAATGTTAATAGAGCCTTTATACTAGACCCGATGAGTCGCTTTCTTAATACGAAAGATGCTGGCGGCATGACTGAAATGATGCGTAGGTGTTTGCCAGATATACAATATCCTATTTATACTTGTGAGGTAGATCAAAGGGTTCCAGCGACAGAAGAATATCCATTGGCTCCATTGGTTTCCGATTTAGGATGTTCGTATTTCAATAATACTATTGCTTATTCAATTGCTTTTGCCTTATGGAATAAAGTTGGCAGATTAAATATATTCGGTGTGGACTTTACTTATAAGAATAATATGCATTTTGCCGAAGCAGGTAGGGCTTGTTGTGAGTTTTGGATAGCTAAATGTCTCGATAAAGGGATTGACGTATGTATAGCTCCTAGCTCAAATCTAATGGATACAAATGTTTCTTTGAAAGAAAAACTCTATGGATATCATAGGCTTAATAATCCTATAGTTACTTATAAGGAAGATAATACTATTAAAACTTGTCGATGGTCTGAAGTCATTGAAGATAAAGGCGAATTTGTTGGCATGATTGGAAGGGATGATTTAGAATTTAATGATGTGCCTGAACCAGATAAATACTAATGGAAACAGATAAATTTGAAATATCAATAGGTAATTTAGGGGTTCAAACAACTCACAATAGAGGTCATACTGTTGAAGAGTTAGCTGAAATGGCTACCAATAAATTAATTTCTATAAGTGATAATGCTGATCCTATGGTGAAAGCACAAGCACACGCATTTAGAGATAGGTGCAAATGGATTGTTGCATTTTATGTACAAGAAGGGATTAAAAACCATGTATGTACTATATGTAACGAATTAGAAAAACAAGGTCATAAAGACCTAGCAAATATTATCAGGAGACTGTAATGGCAATAACCCAAGCTATGTGTACCTCGTTTAAGAGTGAACTTTTGCAAGCAGTACATAATTTTAAAGCTTCTGGAGGAAACTCTTTTAAGCTGGCTTTATATACAAGTTCAGCGACAATGAGCGCTTCTACTACAGCTTATAGTACAAATCAAGAAGCATCAGGAACAAACTATACTGCGGGTGGAGCTGCATTAACGAATGTTAATCCAACTACTTCAGGAACAACTGCGTTCACTGATTTTTCTGATTTGACTTTTGGAACAGCTACCATCACTGCTAGAGGTTGTATGATTTACAACGATACAGCATCAGGTGATCCTGCGGTGGCAGTATTTGATTTCGGTGGAGATAAGACCTCCACTGCGGGTTCATTCACGATTACATTTCCAACCGCAGATGCAAGTAACGCTGTTATTAGAATAGCGTAATAGTTTTATGGCTTATGTATCTGGCTGGGGTCGCAGTACATGGGGTTCTGGAGCTTGGAATGAGCCTAGCGCAGTAACACTTACAGGTCTTGCTGGAACAACAGCATTAGGCACTGAAACAGTAACTTGTGATGCTAATGTTGCAGAGACAGGTGTAGCGGCTACTGGTGCCATAAGTTCACTCACTATAACGGGTACAGCTAATGTCACAGAGACAGGTGTAGCTGGAACCAGTGCAATTTCAAGTGTTACCCCTAGTGGTGCAGCCAATGTCGCTGAAACGGGATTAGCGGGAACAGGAGCGGTAGGAACTGTTCTTGCAGCAGGTTTCGCAATTACGGGAGTTAGCGGAACTGCATCTACAGTATCTCAGGGTGATGAAACAGTAACTGGTGCTGCCAATGTTTATCCTACGGGATTAGCGGGAACCAGTGCATTAGGAAGTTTAAGTTTAGTAACTAATAATATTATATCGGTTACGCAAGATGCCAGTACAGGTGCAGTAGGTTCATTAACTGCAACTGGTATATCAAATATATCTCTTACGGGGATATATGGTACTGGAAGTATAACAAGTGTTAATGTTTGGGGATTAGTTGATACTTCCCAAACACCAAATTATTCAACAATATCAGATTCACAAACTCCTAATTGGAGTACAATAGATGATAGCCAAACACCAGAATGGGAAGAGGTAGCTTAAAATGGCAACATATGTAAATGATTTAAGATTAAAAGAGATCGCCACGGGTGATGAGTCAGGAACGTGGGGTACTTCAACAAATACCAATCTCGAATTGATTGGAGAAGCTTTTGGTAGTGGCTCGGAAGGAATAACAGGCACTACGCATACCATCACTATGGCTGATGGAACTTCAGACGCAGCGAGAACTATGGCAATGACCCTGACAGGGTCTATTACTGCATTAAACACAGTTACCCTTGCACCGAATACAGTCAATAAAGTCTGGGTTATCCAGAACTCGGCAGGTTACGCTGTATCCATTAGTCAAGGTACAGGTGCCAATGTCGTTATTCCCAATGGCGGAATTAAGATGGTTGTGGCAGATGGAGCAGGTTCAGGCGCAGCAGTTACTGATGTACTGGATATGACAGGTGGTACAGGTAACGTAGGACTGGGTTCTGGTAACTTAGGCACAGCCTTAACGACAGGAACAGATAACGTAGCAATAGGTGAAGCGGCACTGGATGCAGTCACTACTGGTTCAGATAACACTGTAGTAGGTGATAATGCTGGTGGCGCAACAACGACAGGTGATAATAATGTAGCAATCGGATCAGGTGCTTTAGACGCTAACTCCACAGGGTCTGACAATACTGCGGTGGGATATAACGCTTTAACAGCATCTACCACAGCTACTAAAAATACTGCTCTTGGCTACTCTGCTGGAGAAGCAATAACCACAGGTGATAGAAATATTACAATTGGCTATAATTCTGGAAAATTAATTGATGAAGGTATTAAGAATGTAGCAGTAGGTTCTTATTCTCTCGATGCTACCACAACTGGTGACGAAAATGTTGCTATTGGTCAAAGTGCTTTAGGAGCTAACACAACTGCTGATTATAATGTTGCCGTAGGTGCAAGTTCTTTATTAGTAAACACCACAGGAACAAATAATGTTGCTGTTGGTGCATATGCTTTAGACGCTAACACCACAGCAGATAACAACACCGCAGTTGGTAAAGACGCTTTAACAGCAAACACCACAGGTACAAGAAATACAGCAGTTGGTAAAAGCGCAGGAGCAGCAATAACAACTGGAACAAATAATACGCTTGTTGGTAAAGAAGCAGGAGATGCACTTACAACTGGTGGTGATAATACTGCGATTGGTCTTGAAGCTCTGGGAACAGCAACTACAGCTAGTGGTAACACGGCTGTTGGTTATGCTGCTTTATACGCAAATACTTCAGGTGCAGGTAACACGGGCATTGGTTTTCAAGCTTTAGACGCTAATACAACGGCAGCAAACTGCACAGGTGTTGGTTATAATGTTTTAAGTGCTAACACCACAGGAGCTGATAATACTGCTCTTGGTTCACAGGCTCTAGCAGCTAATTCCACAGGTGCTAACAACGTAGCAGTAGGACAACTGGCTTTAAATGACAATACCACGGCATCTAGCAATACAGCAGTAGGTTATAATTCTTTAGCAGTAAACACCACATCAGGTAATAATGTTGCTATTGGTTATGGAACTTTAGCTGCACAAACATCAGGCGGAGAATCTAATACTGCTGTTGGTTATAATGCAGCAACCTCTAATACGACAGGAGATAATCTAGTCGCCATTGGTAATCAGGCATTAGACGCAAACACCACTGGTTCAGGTAATATTGCAGTAGGTCGGAACGCACTAGGAGCAAACACCACAGCAAGTAACAACACAGCAGTTGGTCACGAGGCTTTAGTAGCAAACACCACAGGTGCTTCTAACACAGCAGTTGGTTATACATCTTTAGACGCTAATACAACTGGTTCAAACAATGTTGCGGTAGGGCAAGATGCTTTAGGAGCAAACACCACAGCTAGTGATAACACAGCAGTTGGTTTATCAAGTTTAAAATTAAATGTAACTGGCACGTCAAATACGGCTGTTGGTAAAGACGCACTAAGAGCCAATTTAGCTGATAACAATACAGCAGTTGGTATGGATGCTTTAACAGCAAACACAACAGGAGGTGCTAATACCGCAGTTGGTAAAGATGCTTTGATAGCTAATACGACAGCAGGTCAAAACGTAGCTATTGGTAGATTAGCTTTAGCAACAAATACAACTGGAGCAGATAATACCGCAGTCGGTACGGCTGCTTTAACAGCGAATACAACAGCAAGCAATAATACAGCAGTTGGTTTAGAGGCTTTAACAGCAAACACCACAGGAGCAGGAAATACTGCTGTTGGTGCTATAGCTTTAGATGCGATTACGACATCTAGCAATAATACTGCTGTTGGACACGAAGCATTAACAAACGCCACTACAGGTACTGGCAATACAGCGTTAGGTAAAGGTTCGATGACGGGTGTGGTCGCTGGATCAAACAATGTTGCCGTTGGTTACACTGCATTGTCTGCTAACACGACAGCATCGAATAATGTTGCTATGGGTTATAATGCCTTAGTCGCAAACACCACAGGCGCTTCTAATACAGGAGTAGGAACTTATGCTTTAGATGGTAATACCACAGGTGATAATAACACAGCAGTAGGCTACAACGCTTTAAGCGCAGTCACTACAAGTAGTAACAATGTGGCATTAGGTTTTAGAGCTGGTCAGGCAATAACAACAGGCGGTAGGAATACTTGTATTGGAGAAGGTTCAGGAATAACAGGAAGTCCTAGCGGTAATCTTACTACAGAAAGTAATATTATGTGTTTAGGTGACGATAATCTAGGAACTTTATTTTGCACACAAGGCACAATTAATACTTCTGATGTCCGAGATAAAAGAAATATTACAGATTTTAGTAATGGTTTAGACTGGATAAATAAAATGAAGCCAGTTACTTACCAATGGGATAGAAGGTCTTGGTATGTTGATGAAGATGCTACACCTGAAGATATACTGGCAGTAAAAACTGATGGCTCTTTAACAAAACCTAAAGTTGAAGTAGGACTTATAGCGCAAGATGTACTAGAAATAGAAAAAGAACACGGTTTTGGTAGTAATAATGATAATAGTCTTTTAGTTAATTTAACTGAAGATGAAACTAGATATGGTATTAACTATACAAATATAGTGCCTATGTTAATCAACGCAGTCCAAGAACTTTCGGCAAAGGTCGAAGAATTAGAAACAAAAGCACACGATAAGTGCAAGGAGTAAAATAAAATGGCAGTAACAAAAGCAATGACTAAAGCGATACCGCATGAAAAGTCAAGCAAGGCACAAGAATGGCATATGCAAATGAAGTACGAGAACGATAGTGAAGGTGATGCAACCTACTATACTACTACTTTTCATCATGTAGCAATAGCAGCCGATGGTGATTTTACCGCAGCAGCTAAAGGCTCATTCAGCCTAGCAGCCTTGACAGCGCTATGTCCTGTATCTAGTTGGGATGCTATATTCGCCAGTCAAGTAGATTCGGTAATTACGAGTCCTGTAGTTCCGCCAGTCGCTGATGAATCTTTTGCAGTACCTAGCTAATAGGATGCAGGATGTATTAAAACTACTTACAGTAGGAACTGTAATAATAGGCTTTATCTTATTTAACGATAACGATAAATCTGTAGAGCATCAAGAAGCTAGTAGTTCTTTTGGTCAATTATGGCAAGAACATCAGCAATTGCCTTAAAGGAAATAATATGGAACATGAAGTAGAAATCTATACAATGCCAGCCGTATTTATGTTAAAGGCAAAAATACCTGACGGATTGGTTGAAGGATTAAATGATTACTTGGATGAATTACGGGAAGATGAAGAAAGGGAATCTTTGGCAAAAACCCTAGTCGGGCAGATTCATCAGGGAGAGCAGTTAAATATTCCCCCTACTGACGATGAGCGTGTTAAGCCATATACAGAATATTTATGTAACTTAGGGGTTGCCTATATTAATCATTTCATTAATTCCACAGGGGTTAAATTTAAGACTAATAAACAGGTAGACCTAGACGAACTTTGGTCGGTACATAGTTTTGAGGGAGACTATAACCCGATTCACGATCACGGCACAAAAACCATAACAGGAATTTCCTGTACGACATGGACTAAAGTGCCACAACAGATTTTAGACCAGCCAACATCAGGCACCACAGAATACAGTTTGTATAATGATTCAGGGCATAGTGATGGCTGTTTAGCGTTTCAATATGGTAGAAATTCATTGATGGATGCAGATAGATTGTTTCCACCACAAAGTTGTGTGGTTAAGCCAGAAGTAGGGGTGCAATATATGTTTCCCAATGGCTTACAGCATATGGTATATCCTTTCTTTGGAGAGGGTGAGAGAAGAACAGTTGCAGCAAATTTAAACTGCTGGGATGTAAAAGAAGCAGCTTAATGGCGAAAATGACTGTGAATCAAGTGGTAACAGATTTAGCGAAGCATGAAGCAGTTTGTGCGGAGCGTTGGTTAGAAATACTTAATCGTGTAAAAAGGGTTGAAATCTTTATTGTTGCAACCCTCGTTACGTTATTATTAGGTATGGGAAGTATACTGACAGGTCAACTTTTTTAAAGGAAATAAAATATTATGGATATGATAGTTAATTTAGTGGGTTGGATTGCGATAATAGTTACAGTGGCATCACTGATTACTGCTCTTACTCCAACACCAAAAGATAATGCTTGGATGGGAAAGATATATAAAATCATTGAAACATTGGCTTTAAATATTGGAAAAGCGAAAGATAAATAATGTATGAATATAGTTGTAAAGTTGATAGAGTCGTTGATGGCGATACTATTGATGTTATTTTGGACTTGGGCTTCGATATTCTTTATCGTTCTAGGGTTCGTCTTTACGGCATTGATACGCCCGAATCTAGGACACGAGATAAAGATGAAAAAGTTAGAGGTAAACTAGCTGGTGCATTTTTACAAGTCGCTGTAGATAACGGCAATAAAGTTATCATACAAACTAAATTAAAAGATTCTAAAGGTAAATTTGGTAGAGTTTTAGGAGATGTTGTTGTTGATGGCGTTAATATAAATCAAGCCATGATAGCTAATAATTTAGCTGTAGCTTACTTTGGTCAATCTAAAGATGACATAGAAGCAGAACATTTAGTTAATAGACAAAAATTAATTGATGCTGGTATGTATACACCAGTTGAATAAATGAATGAGGTATTTTCATTAATAGCTGATGTTGGTTTTCCTATTGCTATGGCTTTGATTGGCGGATTCTTCATATTTCTTACTATCAAGTACATTTTGGAAAGCGTTATTGGTCAAGTAGATGCTATACATGGTATTGTTTCTTCATTGGATAATCGAGTAAAAACAATGAATCACGATATGATCCGAATGGATGCTACCTTATGTAGTGTTATTGGTATTCGACCTGACCTTGAAAGGATAGCTAGAGCTAATGGCAAAGAAGATGCTAGAAGGGATTAATGGATATAGCTACAATCATCAGCGAATACGGATTTCCTATCGTAGCTACAGTTGGTCTGCTATATATGATTTATTTTATTTGGGGGTTTATTACTAATAATATAAAAAAGAAATTATCAGAAACTTCTGTTACCTTAATTGAGTTAATTGACAGAATTAGAATGCTGGATAATGACATCATTCGACTTCAACAAAAACTCGATACTGTAATTGAATTAAGAGAGTCTGCTAAACATGAAAAAAAGAATAAAAAGATTAAATGATAACGGATTGTTAATAATAGGGTGGTTAATCTTGCTATCTTTTTGTTCTGCTTCAATCAAAGCAGATATTATTACATTTAAGTTTCATAACCCTTCTTTTAGTGGTATTGGTACATCAGCCCATTATTTAACTATAGATGAGCAGGAAAATTCCAGAAGGGAAAAGATTGCCGAAGATATAGAATCCGCTTTAAACGAAGCTGCTAGAGATGCCGATAACACTACTTTAGCTAAATTTCTTAGAAATCTGGAATCTCGCATTTATTCCCAGCTTTCCCGTGATCTTGCTGAATCCCTGTTTAATAGTGACACAGGCGGCACAGGCGGAAGTATTGTTTTGGAAGGTAATGTGATTACTTTTGTTAATACTGGTACGGAGATTATATTAACTATTATTGATGAAGATGGAGTAACAACAGAGATTATAATTCCTGTAGGGTCTTTTGGTATCTGTTCTTCAGATGAATGCGTACCTTAATCATATGGTTGTATTTTTTGTTAATTTCAGGATGTGCTGGAATAACTGTAGTAGGAGATACTGAAGGTCCAATCATTGAAAGACCTTCCTTGCAAGCACTTATAGATTTACCCGTTCCAGAACAGAAAGCGGTTGTTTCTGTTTATAAGTTTCCCGATCTGACTGGACAACGTAAGTCAGCAGATAATATGGCTTTATTCAGCACAGCCGTTACTCAAGGCGCTGATTTATACTTAATCGAAGCATTGATTAATGCAGGAAAAGGAAGCTGGTTCACTGTTGCTGAACGTGTCGGTTTAGACCATTTAACTAGGGAAAGGCAACTCATTGTTTCTACTAGGAATAGTTACGATGGAGAAGGTGCCAATAAATTAATGCCGTTATTATATTCGGGATTAATCATGGAAGGAGGCATTATTTCTTATGATGCCAATTACCAGACTGGTGGTACGGGAGCGCGTTATTTAGGGATAGGATTGACTAATCAATACAGAAGGGATCGTGTTACAGTAGCTTTAAGAGCTGTTCTTGTCCAAACTGGAGAGATAATTTTAAATGTATCAGCAAGCAAAACAATATTTTCTGTTGGTGCTGGTATGGATGGTTTTAGATTTACGGAAAACGGGACCGAATTAGTTGAACTGGAATCAGGGATAACTGAGAATGAAACAACGGGATATGCAGTAAAATCTGCCATAGAAACAGCAGTTTACGCATTAATTAAACAAGGAATTGATAGAGATGTATGGGATATAAAGACGGAGGATTGATATGAGACATTTTATTATTATGGGAATGTCATCTTTTATACTTTTGGTTTTAGCTTGTACTGCAAGTGTCGCTTTTGGAGCAAATAACCTGATATATATTACCCAATCTGGAACTGGATTAACAATGAATATCGACCAGATTGGCAATAGTAATACTGTGGGATCAGCGCAAGCTAGAGCTACGTTTACTGGATCGACAGTCACTGTTGATATTGACCAAGTAGGCGATAGTAATACGCTTGCAGCAAGTGCTGTTCAAGCCAATAACAGTAGTTTTACAGTTAATACGACAGGCGATAGTAATGTCACTACCCTCGCTGGTGGTGCCACTGGAGATATAGCAGGTACGGATTTTGATTATGCAGCCACAGGAGACAGTAATGTTCTTGTGATGACACAAGGAGCAGCAGCCACTGCCACAGGTGGTAATCAGGATTTTGCGGTAACAGGAACTTCAAACAACATTAATGCCACCTGTGAGGTTGTGGGTTGTATTAATAACTGGACAGTAAGTGGGGATGGTAACGATATAGACACTACCCAAACAGGTAATGCAGACCATTCCATTACTGCTTCTATCACAGGTAATAGCAATAATATTGACATTGACCAAACAAATAGTGGCGCAAGCACCAGTGGTATCGTGAATATTGTATCAACAACAACAAGCGGCACGATTGATATAGATCAATGCACAAGTGGTTGTTAGCGCTTATTCCTGTTGTTTCTTTTGCACAGGTAGGAGAAATATCTGAATTAAGAGGAAATAGTGAAGTTTTACGCACTAACCAGCAGGATAAATTATTGGCAGAGCTAGCTTTAGATATTTTTTCTTTTGATGATGTCCGTACTGGCGATGGTCGAATAGCTATTGAGTTTCTTGATTCTTCTACAGTTAGGTTGACAGAACATTCCAAGATTATTATTGACGAGTATATTTATGATCCTAATCCAGCCAAAAGCAAGATGGCACTTCGTATGGCTAGTGGTACGGCAAGATTTATTACAGGCGCATTAGGCAGGATCAATAAAGAAAATATCAGTATTAAGACTCCAACAGCCAATATTGCGATTCGTGGAACTGATTTCACTACTACAGTAGATGAGATAGGCAGAAGTCTGGTTATTCTTTTACCTGATGCAGATGGAACTTCGTCAGGAGAAATAACAGTAGATTCGTTAGCAGGTACTGTGGTGCTAAACGAGCCTTTTCAGGCAACGATGGTCAGTGTAGGTGAATCCATGCCGACAAAGCCAGTAGTTTTAATCAACTTAACCCTTGATTTTATTGATAATTTATTAATTGTTAATCCGCCAGATGAAATTGAAAGGGCTGTGGAAGAACAAAGTGCTACAGCTTCCAATATACTGGATGTTGATTTACTGGAAGAAACTGAACTGGATGAGAATGATCTTGATGAGAATGAGTTGGATGAAGTCAATCGTTTAGATATAGACCTATTGAACGTGGATTTTCTTGCTGATTTATTGGATGTCATTGAAGATGTCGGTAAAGATAAAGAAAAGGTCAGTGAGTTGGATGGAGTTCAATTGGAAGGAATATTGGCAGGATTTGACCAGAATAATCAGACTTATACCTTCGTGGAAGGTGAAATATTAACCATTTTCAGGCAAGTGGAAAATACAGTTGATTTGGAACTGGATAAGGAAGGAGCTTATAACCTTAATATTTTAACTGCTGGAAAACAAATAAGGGCAACAATCAATGGTGGTGGCGATAGTTCGATTACTATTAATCAGTCTAATTAGCCTTCCCTTATGGGCGGCAGATAATACTGTTGAAGTAAGAACCAAAGGCAGTGGTACTGAGATTCTGGTAGATCAGATAGGTGCAGGTAATACCGCGAGGGTATGGTGCGGATTGTCCGATGGCACTTTTGATACTCATTTATGCACCAATGCCGATATTGATATAGACCAGACTGGCGATGGAAACCTTGCAAAAGCCTATTCACAGTTTACTAATCATACGAATAATGAATATACGATTCAGCAGGAAGGGGATAATAACACCGCTTACCTTGATCTGGATTACAGTAATAATGTTACCACCATTACCCAGATAGGAAATGATGATTATGCTGAGATATATATGGGCGGTGATAACAATAACTATATCATTAGCCAAACAGGGGATGATTTCTACGCCAAGATGTACGCTTTCGGTGATTATTCTGACTGGACAATCACACAATCTGGAACAGGAAACCATAACGCTTACATAAAATCCTGTGGTAATTGCAATAATAATGATGCAACGATTACACAATCAGGTAGTGGTGCTAAAGACGGGGATATAGAATTTAGAAATAACCCATCAGATAACAATACAGTCAATCTAACGCAAAGTGGTAATGGCACTCATGTCGGGAATATTTTAGTAAAACAGGGTAGTTATACAGTTAATGCTACACAATCAGGCTCAACGAACCAGAATTACACAGTAACATTGGATTGCACTGGTACTTGCAATAAAACGATTACAGTCAATCAGTATGATTAGATATGTGCAATTATTTGCATTAATTGTATTATTTTTTATTCCAGTATCTTTCCAATGGGAACCTTTAGAGGTACTAAAACTAAAGACTTTTGATGCTTTAGTCGCTGAAAAGCCACCTTCGGGTTACTTTACAATTCTCAATATCACTGAAGAAGATATTGATAAAGAAGGCGGGTATCCTTTACCTAGACAAAGATTGGCTGAAATACAGATAGAATTACTACAAAAAGGTGCTATAGGAGTAGGTTGGGTTATTGGATTCCCACATAAAGATAGATTGGGTGGCGATGATGCTTTTGCCGAATCCTTGAGTTATGCACCTTCGGTTCTGCCTTTATTTGAAAATAATAATAACCAATATCCCAAGACGATTGGTACAGTCATATTGGGGGAAGATACTGGCGGTATTGAATCACAAGGTGTGCTTAACAATATTCCAATGTTGTCAGAGGTTGCCAATGAAGGGATAGCAGTAGCAAGAACTGATATAGATAATCTAGTCAGGCGTTTACCATTATTAATGCGTACTCCTGATGGTTGGGTTCCTGCTTATGGCACAGAAGTATTAAAAGTATTGGTAGATGCTGATACTTATGTCATAAAGACAAATCAAAATGGTTTAGAAGAAATAAGGGTTAGAGGTTTACCTGCCGTGAAAGTGGATTCGTTTGGCAGAAAGTGGATCAGTTGGGTAGATACACCACAGACAACTTTGGAAGAAATGGATGTAGAAGGTAAGTTTGTATTTGTCGGTGTCACTGCCAAAGGAGTAATGCCTCAACTTGCTACTCCAGTAGGTTTATTGGAACCACATAAAATACAGGCAGCTTTGGCTGAAAGTATTTTAATAGAAGATAGCCCTTATATACCTGATTATGCTTTAGCATTAGAGATGCTGATACTTTTTTTCTCAGTGGCTCTTATTTGGCTTGTATTGCTTTTATTTGGTATTACGCTAGGTATTAGCCTATTTGCAGCAATAATGTCTGTAAGCGCGTATTTCGGCTTCTATATGATACAACATGGATTATTGGTCGATGTTACTTGGACTTTAATATGCCAGTTTATAGCAGGAGCTACGGCATTTTATCTAAGATTTAGGCAGCAATATAAACTTAGACAACAGATTAAAAAGCAATTTGGCAAATATCTTGATCCTAGAATGGTTAAGAAATTACAGGATAACCCTGCATTATGTAAAGTTAATGGAGCGCGAAGGGATTGCAGTATTATTTTTACTGATCTTAGAGGATTTACCAGTTTATCTGAATCTGTTGAACCAGAGCAGGTAACTTACATAATGAATAATGTATTGAATGTTCAGGTAAATGCGGTCAATCAATATGAAGGGGTCACTGATAAATTTATTGGTGATGCTGGAATGTTTCACTGGAATACTATTTTACCGCAGGAAGATCACCATAATTTAGCTTTACAGGCTGCAAGACAGATAGAAACAAATATAATTGAATTAAATAAAAAGTTTAAAGAAGAAGGAATCCCTGAAATAGCGATAGGTATAGGTGTCAATTCAGGTATTTGTATTGCAGGTAACTTTGGTGCTACGGATAGATTTGCTTTTTCCCTTATCGGTGATCCCTGTAATGTAGCTGCAAGATTGGAAAGTGCGACAAAAGTAGCAGGAGTTAATGTACTGATTGGTGAAGAAACTTCTAAGTACAGTAATTTTAAATTAAAATCATTGCAACCTATTGAAGTTAAAGGAAAAGAAAAACCATTAGAAGTATATACATGGGAAAACAATTACAGTTAATCAATATTAATGGAAATATCAAATGAAGTTTAAACTTATAAAAAATATTATCGGTGCTGTAGCTCCTACAATTGGTACGGCTTTAGGCGGTCCAATGGGAAATATGGCAGCAAATATGGTGGCTGACGTATTAGGATGTGATCCTGCTCCAAAAAAAATAGAACAAGCCATGCAAGCAGCAACACCAGAGCAACTTACAGAACTTAAAAAGATTGATGCTGACTTTGAAGTAAAGATGAAAGAACTCGATGTTGATCTATATGCCCTTGAAACACAGGATATACAAGATGCCAGAAAAGCTTTTAAAGAAGATTGGACTCCAAAAGTATTTGGTCTTATTGCTTTGATAGCTTTTGTGGGTTACATATTTACTGTAACTATTTTACCTCCAGATCAAAATAGCGACACTATTGTTAGTTTGGTATTAGGATATTTAGGTGGTCTTGTATCAGGTATATCTAGTTTTTATTTTGGAGCTTCTAATAAAGAAGAAAAATCATAAAGAATATGGATAACGAGAAACTAATTGAAGAATTGAAACGGGATGAAGGAATTGAGCATAAAGCTTATCAGGATTCATTGGGCATATGGACAATCGGTGTTGGCAGAAATATTCAGGAAGTTGGCTTATCTCAAGATGAAATAGAATATTTACTGGTAAATGATATTATTCAATGCACGAAAGAATTGAATAAAACATTTGATTGGTATAAGGATTTAAACGATGTTCGTGCAAGAGCATTAATCAATATGTGTTTCAATCTAGGTCTAACCAGATTACTCGGTTTTAAAAAATTTCTTGCAGCAATGGAAGCAAAAGATTGGGAAAAAGCCGGTATAGAAATGATGGACAGCAAATGGAGTAAACAGGTTGGAGCGAGAAGCGAAAGACTAAGAATAATGATAGTAGAGGGTTAAATGCCATTAGTTAAATATATTTTCAAACCCGGTATTAATAAAGAAGGAACTAACTACAGCAACGAGAATGGTTGGTACGATGCCGATAAAGTCAGATTCAGGAAAGGCAGACCTGAAAGAATTGGCGGATGGTTAAAAAATAGTAGTAATAGCTTTATAGGAACCTGTAGAAAAATTCTTGTATATAATGATACTGCCGGTACAAATTATACTATAGTGGGAACCCATCAAAAACTGTACGTCAAGGAAGGAGTCAGTTTTTATGATATTACGCCTGAGAGGGCTACCACTACCGATGGTATTACATTTGCGGCTACTGATGGATCATCCATCATTACTGCTACCGATAGTTCTCATGGAGCTAAAGAAGGTGATTTTGTAACAATAAGCGGTGCAGTTACTTTAGGTGGTTTAATTACTGCCGATGTTCTAAACCAAGAATATCAAATAGCTTCTGTTCCAACGACAAATACTTATACTATTACGGCAAAAGATACTTCTGGCGATGAAGTGACAGCAAATAGCAGCGATTCCGGTAATGGCGGTTCAGGCGTTGATGGCGTATATCAGATTAATTCTGGATTGGATGTTTATGTTAAGTCAACGGGATGGGGAACCGATGCTTGGGGTTCACGTACATTTGGATCAACATCATCATTATCCGCAAGCAATCAATTAAGATTATGGTCTATTGATAATTTCGGGGATGATGTTCTTGCTTGCGTGAGAGGCGGTGCTATTTATTATTGGGATGAATCAGCCGGTACATCCGCACGGGGAACAAATCTTACCGCAATAGGCGGAGCGAGTGATGCTCCCACCATAGCATTACAGGTAATGGTATCGGATGTTGATCGGCACGTTATAGCATTTGGTTGCAATACAATCGGAAGTAGTACGATTGATCCGTTATTGGTAAGATTTTCAGATACAGAGAGTGCCGGAGATTGGACTCCCACGGCAATTAATCAGGCGGGTGGTGTCCAGTTATCGCAAGGATCAGAGATTATAGGCGCTCTTAAAACAAGACAGGAAATATTAATATTCACCGATGTTGGATTGGTTTCCATGAGGTTTGTGGGATCACCTTTTGTTTTTTCATTTAATGAGGTTGCCGAAGGCTTTTCCTTGATATCTCCGAATGCATCCATTAATGCGGATAATAAAGTTTATTTCATGGATAGAGGCGGATTTTATGTTTACTCAGGTTCTGTATCCAGATTGCCCTGTTCCGTATTGGATCATGTTTTATCTGATCTGAATCTGGAACAGGCACATAAGATATTTGCCGGTGTTAATTCCAATGCCAATGAGATTATATGGTTCTATCCGTCAGGAAGCAGCAGTGAAGTTGATAAATATGTTTTATATAACTTCTTGGAGCAAGTCTGGTCAGTAGGAACAACAACCGATAACTTTGTAAGAACCGCTTGGGATGAGGCAAATCTATTGGATTATCCCATTGCAGCCAGTAAGAACAGTAGCTCGGTCAACACCAATTATTTATATGATCACGAGAAGGGTCACGGAGATGATGGTAGTGCATTTACCGCCTATATAGAATCCAGTGATTTTGATTTACAGCCTGATGGGGATCATTTTCTTCACATTTCAAGATTGATACCTGATATAGAATTTAGGGATCAACAAACAACTGATGATACAGTGTCTTTTATCATCAAAGGCAGGGATTATCCTTTATCAAGTTTATCAACTTTACAGACAATAAGTGTTACCCCTGAATCTACATTCAGCAATACAAGAGCCAGAAGCAGACAATGTGCATTAAGAATATCAAATTCTTCGAGTGATTTTGGCTGGCGATTGGGAGACTTGAGATTGGATATTAGACCTGACGGGAAGAGATAGATGACTAATTCAAGGAATAAAGGAGCGAGTTTTGAAAGAATGATAGCAAATTCATTGTCGGAAGAGCTTGGTCTTGTGGTTAAATTAAAAAGAATACTGGAACAAACCAGAGAAAAACATTTACCAGATTTAATTTTTGGTGATTGGCATTTGGAATGCAAGCGATATGCAAGCGGAAAAGAACCAGCTACTGCATGGTGGGAACAAGTTGTAGAAGCTTCCAAAGATAAAGGTACGCCTACATTAATTTATAAATTTGATAGGCAACCAATTAAAGTTAGATTGCCGTTACACGCTGTAAATAATTATTTACCAGTTAATAATTTTATTACTTGCGATTTATTTTTTGAGGACTTTGTTTACTTAATCAAAGTGCTATATCCAGAACACATTGAAGAATATAACAAGAGGGCAGCTTAAATGGATATTAGAAGTATTTCATTACCATTGCCTTCGGAAGAATATGACGCAAATGATGAAGCGGTTACACGAAGAAGTATTGAACAGGCAATTGAAGATATCAGTTTTAAAATTAAACGATTGGAAGAACTGAAAACCACAGTTGCCAGTAACTCACTTAAAAGACATTCTTTTCTGTTAATGGGCGCTAAAGATGGCTGATATTTTAAAAGTATTGGGTCAACTAGACCCGTCAGCAACTACTGTAACCACGTTATATACAGTACCTGATATGACACAAACAACCATTAGTTCGCTCGTTATATGTAATCGTACAGGGTCGGCTATTACCTTCAGGGTAAGCGTTCATCCTGCCGGAGCTGGCGCTAATGACAAACAATATATTTTTTATGATGAATCATTGGCGGCAACTACCACACGAACAGTAGTTATAGGAATGACATTGGCACAAACTGATGTAATAAAAGTATACGCAAGCGGAGCTGATGTCAGTTTTAATTTATTCGGCTGTGAAACTAAAGAGGTTAGATAATGGCACAATATAAAATACAACAAGGTGATACCTTGTCAGCATTAGCTAGAAGATACGGCACTACAGTAGATGCTTTAATGGATGCTAATCAACAAATTAAAGATAGAGACTTAATCTATTACGACAGAATGATGAATGTACCCGGTGCAGCAACACCAGTTACTGTGACTCCTCCAGCCGATCAAGGCGCTATTGCCGGAATGCCTACCCACGATATGATAGATGGTATTCCAGTACCATCCGATATGGGAAAACCTTTCTTGCAGCCTGTTCATCCTTCAGTTGATCAACAAATAGCTGGTATGTCTAATGTGGAAATGGCGGGTGGAATGTCCGCAGGTGTTGATCTTTCTGGTCAGCCAACATTACAAGAATTAGGAAAATCAGCATGGGATTGGTTTAAAAGACCAGCACCTGATGAAGGTCAAATACCGGGCGCATCTAATATCGAGTATGATCCAAATACAGGGATGCCAGTTGGTCTTGGTGTTTCTGGTCAGCCAACATTGCAAGAATTAGGAGCTGGTATTTTTAATGCACTAGAACCTGTTGCTGCTAATGTTTCAGAGAAAGTTGCTAAAGCAACAGAAAATGCTACAAAAGCAGTTAATAAAGCAGTAGATGAAGCACCAGATGCAATAAAAGGTGGTATTACTAATTTTTTAAATGAGGATGTTGGTGCAGTAATTAACGGATTAGATAGAGCCGATCAATACATTAAATCTGGAGAACTTGGTTTAGATGTTACTAAAGCTAGTAAAGGTGCAGAAAAATTAATTACAAAGTATGCAGATATAGTTAAAAAATACGCAAGTGAAGGAGCAGAGAGTCTTGCAAAAAATACTGATTTAATAAGAAAAGATTTTCTTTATACATTATCAGAGTTTGTTCAAGACAATAACCTCGATACAAGAAGTATAGTTGAGACAATTGATGTCGATTGGTTATACGCTGCAACTGGAGTTAGGAATAAAAAGAAAGAACGGGCAGAGAAAATAAGGTTAGCTAAAATAGAACGAGAAAGACAAAGAAGAATGGCAGCATTACAGAATATGCCTGAAGGACAGTATGGTACTTATGCAGGAGGCGGTTTAGTACAACAAGCACAGAATGTAGCGGCACAGGGTCGTTATGGCGATTCCATGTTAATGCACGTTAATCCAGCAGAAGTTGCAGGATTATCACAAGTAATGCCTATAACAACTAATCCAGAAACAGGGCAACCGGAAGCTTTCCTTCCTTTCTTGGTACCATTATTAGGCTCATTGGCTGGCGGTGCGTTAGGCACTGCTGGAATGTTAGGCGGCAGCATAGGTACTATAGGAGGAGCGGCATTAGGTTCTGGTTTAGCTACATTTGCACAAACAGGTGATGCGCAGAAAGGTTTATTAGCTGGATTAACAGGTTATGGTCTGGGTAAATTATTACCGATGATGGGTGGTCCTTTCGCAGCTAAAGAAGCAGCAGGAGCAGCAGGAGCAGCTACAACACCAGTAGTATCAGGAGATACACTTAGTGGATTAATGGGTACTCATGGTGGAAACCAAGCTGCATGGATGGCTGCTAATCCATCTATAACTAATCCAAATTTAATTCAAGCTGGTTCTACTTTAAATATTCCGGGTAGTTCGGCAGGAGCGCAACCATTTTCATGGGGAGCATTAGGTACGGCAGCTAGTAAACCCGGAACATTTGTTCCTATGTTAGCAGGTTCTTCTGGACTTGGAATGATGGAGTCACAAGAACAATTCGCACAACAGATGGCAGATTTAAAAAGAAAGAATGAAGCAGAATACAATCGAATGATAGCAGAGCATCCTGAATATGTGCCAATGCTTCAAGGTAATAGAACATTTGCCGCTCAAGGCGGAAGAATTGGTTATCAAGGTGGTGGAGG